TCAACTTTAATTGTAATCGTACCGTCATGTTTAACTGTTTGAGTTGATGGAGCTGTCTTTGCTGCCGCCATTGGTTTAAGTTGAGACAGTTTTGAAACATCCCCAACTAAAGATCCTTTTTTATCAACTTCCGCAGTCTTTAATGATTCTAATATTTTTTTACCTATCTCCGTATTTGCTAAATCCCCCTTCTGTGCCTGTTCTTTAAGGTTGTCCATTAATTGTTTTGGTAAATCATCCATGTAACTACCAGCCTTAACACCTCTATCTTTAAGTCCTTGAACTATGTCCTTACCAACCTCTTCAAAACTTTTCTTACCTTGTAAAACATCAACAAGATTATCACTAAATTTATTTGCAACATCATTAGTAACCCCTCTAACTTGATCTTGTTGTGGTAGGGTCTTTCTTAACGCATCACCAATAGTGGTTGTTAATCCTCTTGTTAATTCTGGTATTTCTCTTAACCCCCTCGTTCCCGCAATTCCCCCAACCGCATTTTGTCTTATTGCAGCAAGACTATTCGCTGCGGATTCTCCAGCAGTTAATTGAGCTCTGGCAATATCTTCCATTGATTTAGGTGCAGATTTTTGAGCATCAATCGCCGCCTGTAATTGTTTTTCACTTAAATCAGTTAATTTTTTATCAACAAATTCTCCCTTCTCATCCTTAACTTTTATTGTGTATTCACCACCATCACCCATCTGAGCAATACTAGCAACATACATTTTATCCTCTTCACTTAAACTACCTGCGAAAGAAATTTGTTTCATAATCTCACCCGAGTTAGCCGCTGCTAATCCCATTTTGGTTAGATTTTCATAAGACACACCCGTTTCTTTGGCAATTTCTCTTAATTGTCTAATACCACCTGGATCAATTTTGAAAGATTTAGATTTTTCATCAAAAATAGTAAATCTAGACGCGACATCCGCAATTGATTTTTGTAAACCCGCCGGATCATTAATCGACGCATCCAATAACGCAAATGGATCAGATAGTGTACCCATGGTAACACCCAATCTCTGCATTGCCGACGCCACCTCAATAGCACCTTCAGGATCAAACACTTTTTCCGCCAACGCCGATGTCGCGTTCATATTAACTCTCAACATCGCAGATTGTGCCGCCATCTTTGTAAGACCCATAACACCCCCCTCAAAATTGTATCGGCTCATCATTTCAGCGTTGTTAACAACGTCCGCCATGATTTGTTGGGTATTCATACCAATACTTCTAACATAATTTACCGATCCTTCTAAATTTTCTTGTATTTGACCAAATTGTATTCCAACATCAGTTAATGGACCTACAAACTCGGAAGGTGATTGTCCTAAAACTTTAGATGTCTCTAATAATTCTTTTAATGAATCGGCTGTTGCAATTACGTTTTTCTTTGAATTTTCCGAAACTTGACTAATGATTTTTGCGGCATCATTTGCGGTCGCCCCCAAACTATTAAAGTATGGTTCAACGTCTCTAAGAGAGGTTTCAATTTCACCAATTCTTTCTCTAGTCTGCCCAAATTGTGTATTTAATTTACCCGCCAAACTATTAATCTGCTCAAGGTCCATTCGTATTTCGGTACCGAGCTGTAAAATTCTCTTACTTTCCGCCTCTAAATTACTTAAATCGGGTCTGTCATTAAAATCTTGCGTCGATTGCATCAATAGGTTTTAGTATAAATAGATAAGGGACCCATTTTAGGTCCCTGTATTATTTTCTTCAATCCACTTTTCAAGTAAAAACTTTCTAATAAAAACTGGCATTATCAAAAAGTCTTGGTAGGATATGTTTAGTAAAGAACTTAAATAATAAAATTCTTCAGTTTGTGTTTTTCTATAATCAGAAGAAAGGACGAAAAAAGTCCACCCCAAAACCAACATTAACCGTTAGTCTATCTCCTGATGGGGTGTTTACAACTCTTTCCATGTCAAGTCTTGGCTCGTTGTCATCCAAGAATTTTCTAATGTGTTTAGAGTCAGCAATCATCATTGTATTAATGATTTGTGATATCTGACCTTTATCTCTTGATCCATTGTACTCAACAATTTGTTTTTCTAATCTCCACGTAATTCTTGGAGCCGGTCTTCCAACTGGATACTTAGAAGCCATAACCCTTAGTTCATTTAAATCTCCAAACGTTAATGGTCTCAATTTAACTGAAGCAGATGATACAGGTAATATTGTTTCATATAATCCTTCATCGTTGGGTAAAATACCTTTTTTAATATTTAACTCATCCAATAAAACTGTTGACTGAAACTTTTGATTTGTTGCTGGGTCCGTAGCGTTAACTATCATTTCAGGACCAAATGCCGTGTTTCTTAAAAAGACAAGTATTGCCTCGATATCTCCTTCCAAAAGTTCTTCAGGTTTAACATCGGGTTCAAATAACTTAGCCCTAATTAAAGAAGTTGTCAAATCCTCAGACCCACCCATGATAATGTTCTCATCATTAGCGGTAAGATACCCCACCTTTACTGAAGATTTTTTATGTTTGTAAAATACACCACCTGACGGTAAAGGTACCACGTCATGAGGTAGTGATATGTTTTGTTGTGCGTATTGCGCTGTTTGATTATCCATAAAAAAAACCGTGAGGTTTTGTCCTCACGGTTAAATATAAACTGACTTTACTTTTTATAAAGAATTAATAAATAAGAACACATCTGTCCATTCTCAAAGTAGTTGTGATATTCGCTAAAGCATCTTGTGAATACGATAAAGCGTTGAAGTTAACGTCTGTTAAGAAAGTTCCGTAAAGAATCCATTTCTCAACAACCACTCCTGTTGGATCCAACATTTCAAGGTCGATATCCTTTTTGTAACCCGCTGCGTATCCCATACGACCTGTAACAGATTCTGCATGTAGACGTACCCACTCCATAAGAGCTTGTGCTGCTGACGGTCCGATTGGATCACGGAATGTAACATTTATTGGTTGCCAGTTAAATCTACCAGCAACGTAAGTAGAGGTATTCAAAAATTGAATCTCTGTAGCTCCGATTGTTATGTGAGGTCTTGCTGCAGACTCCACAAACCACTCATTAATACCCAATGTCGAAGGAAATCTCAAAATGAATCGATTCTGACGTTTCGGTTCGTAAGGTATAGGCATTTTCATCAGTAAGTCAGCCATAGTATATTATTTTTTTCTTTTTGTGTTTATAAGTATAAATATATCTCGAATAATTTTTTTCTCTTTACTTTATCGTCAAAAAAAAGTATTCATTATTTCATTCTAGATTTCTTTCCAGTACCAGTATAATAAGTTTTAACTATATTATCTGGTTCTTTATCAAATCTTTTCTTCATTACTTCTACATTTCTTATATCATCATCTGAAAATCCAATAGTAGGAGTAAATTTATTAGCAATATCCTTTTTTAAGAATGCTCTTTTATTAAATAATGCTGCTAGTCCTTTTATGTAGTCAACAAACCCTTCCATCGCAGTAACTTTAGCCTCTTCAGGATTGGTCGCACCCCCCTCGTCTCCAAAAGAAACTGGATGATACTTGTTGAGTTCTAAGTAAGATTTTATTAATTCGGTGTCCGTCATTTCTTCTTCACCCACAAATGAACGATACTTTCTAAGGTTCTTAAGTAATTGTTCTTTACTAATACCATTAAAGTCATTAATTATGTAGTTGTAAACGGCTTGTTTTAATGTGTTAGGATTGTGTCCTCTTGCAGTGATAATAGAAAAAATCGATCCGTTATTAATCGCTTCTTTAAAATCGTTAAAAGCTGGTCCAACTTTAGCCTTCATTGCATCAATTATAAATTGTTTGTCACCTTCAGTTCTGAAGTTTCTAAACGGATTTTCAGCAAATCCCACAATAGTGTGTCCATTATAATTAAAGTCACCTTTACCAACTTTTGTTCTGTATTCCGCAAAATCTGCTGTTGACATACCAACCTCTTCGCCCTGATCGTCTTTTAAAACAATTTCAGTCGGCATATGAACAATATTATCATCCCAATCGAATGCGTAATATTTCATATCTGGAGATCCCTCAGAGTCAAACCCCTCTTTAAATTCTTTCTTCATAATTGGCTAAAGGGGGGAACAAGTCCCCCCGATTATTTTTAGATATTTTCAAACGTTGCCCCCGCTGGTGTGATTAAGAATTCAATATCTATGAATTCAAGAGCTTTCGTTGGTTTAAGATAGATCTTTCCTGTTAGTGTATTTCTATCAAGATCTTCAGGTGAAGATGAAACTGTCACACGGAAGTCGTAGATACCTCTGTCT